TTTTTTCCTCCGGTGACAAGATAGCTACTTTTTGCGTTGTATCTAGTAGAAAAATAAGACTTCCCAGAATTGCCAGTGACATCATGATACCAATAGACCTTGCGAGAGTGGGCATCCTCCGACAATAAATCAAAAAGACGCGTCTGCCATCCATCACGCGGAATCAATTCCTCCGTGAGTACTTTAGAAGCTTCTAACAATCTAGTATAATCATGAACAAATCTAGGATATTTGGCTACCGTGTCTGAACACTCTTCAAACAACTCAAGCCCTCTTTTTCCTTCTTTGATAGCTAATTTCAAACTCTCAAGATCAGAACGTTCTATTATTAATTCATATATAGCGGGTTTATTAAACGACAAAAGCACGAGCACTTACTTCCTTTATATACTAATTCTCCTAATTCTTTAAATTCATTTTCCTTTTTACAGTACCTATTTTTGAGTCTTCTTCTATAAATAAATACCGGGAGGCCTGTTCCGGACTCCCTCTACTAACTTCCAAATGCGCTCTTGAACTAATAAATTTTTTCACTTGTGCCAATCTCATCTTCTTCTTTAATTGCACATAGCCTTGTAAATGAGGCGTTCCATTTTCTCCAACTTCTTTTCCAAACACAACATAACTAAAATGACCATGTTCATACATTTTCTCCAACTTCTCAATATCATTGTCACAATAATTGTTAACAGTAAACACCCAATTTTTTGCAGCAGCCATATTATTTTCATTAACAAACTCAGCTCTTATATATCCATATCGGAGATTAATTAATCGGAATCGGAGCGGAATTTATTTTAATTTTAATTCTGAGTTTCATATTGATCAGTGGCGGTGTTAACCGGACATATCGCCGCAGTCTGAACAAAGAACTCTAATTCCGTATTCAATCTAACTTTATCGCCAGTTGTAGTTCCAATACTGCCAATAACACGATCGATGTGTATTCCACGAGCATGACCCAATGACACAAAGGTATTCTGACCAATCTTCCAATACCTAGGAGTAGCACCTGTGTTCACTAAAACACACGTTTGAGACAATAGCCATTGAGCACTATATACACCACTATGCGATATAATCGATGTTTTTATATGACCTGGATCCAATATAAATTTATCTTTTCCAGTACAATTCATTATTTCATAGGCCGGAGGAGCTTCAGATCCAGTGCTTCCTTTAGCAAATGTTTCATCGAATCCATAAAAACCATATCCAGAATCATAAGATTTTTTCTGATTTTGATTAATAAATTGATTTCCTTTCACATAATACATACTTACTTCAACAGGGATATTAGTAACATCATCTTCCTGCCCAGTTCCACCAAAACTGGATTGATTTTGAATCTTCAACATACTTTTAGTTTTAATATGTATTTTAATCTGAGGAAAATTAATACGTACACGATTATAATCAGTCGAAGCATAAGCAGTAGCCGGAATATACTCCAAATCCACAATACGAATTTCCTTAGGATCTTCTTCGAATTGCGTTAAAACCCAATTTGCGAATCCATCAAATAAAGCTTTCCAAGTAGAATTGTTAGGAACAGTATACGACTTACTCAACAAAGATGTTGATAACCAACTGGTATAATACACTACTTTAATACTAGCTGTAGAAGCAATATTTAGAGTGGGCTCATTTAAATTAGGAACATAAGCTCCAGCCTTTATAAATAGCTGCTTTAAAATTGCATACCACATTTGAATATATGCTGTACCTAAAGGTAAAGACATATGACCAACAAATCTCGATTCGTTTGTACCAGTACTAGCATCCTGAATTCTAAATTCTTCACGTAAAGCAATTCCCTTTTGAGCGAATCCATAAGGACTCATAATCTTGCCGATTTTAGATGTACGATTAACTTTCTTTCCAGTACCAGTTATTCTTCCACTCATTTGTCCAGCAACATTAGATACTTTCACAGAACCACGACCTTTTGTGTTAAACCGGTCATATAAAAACTCCCCTGCCGCTGATGCACCAGAAACTGCCATACCAGCTGCAGGTCCTCCCAACAGCTCAGCTCCCGCACTCAAGGCACGCGTCCCTGCACGAAGTAATCTACGCCCAGAGCCGCTGGGAGGAGGAGTTGCTTCTTGGGTTTTTCTACGAACATTGCGCTCAGGGGAGCCTTCGAACTTACGTTTATTTAATTTTTTATAAATCCTCTTTTTTATTTTCTTAGCAGCTTTACGCTTTTTCTGCATTCTCCATGTAGCGCGACGAGCTGCAGTTGCCATTATTTTTTATACACGCGTTTCGCGTTTGACACATGATTTGTTCCATGTGCCAAGGTGAGGGTAATACTAAACCTCACCTTGAAAATACTTTGGAACAAAGTGGCGCCAAATACTTCCGTCGATGGGCCCTACCTCCACTTCGTTCCGGATCCCTTCGCGACGCGTATTTGCACTTGTCGTGCCGACAGCTCTTATCATTGTAATCAGGTCTTTTTCAATATTAAATCTCTTTTATTTCCCAGCGATCAGCTGATAACTTTGAAGTATCAGGATAAAAATTTGCAAACACAATTACATGTGGTACTGCAAATCTTACCGGCTTACATTCATATTTTGTTGAGAGGAAATATCCATTTTTAAAGGATTCCATGACATCATAGGGCACGTAGTCTTGCTTTCCTCTGGGCAAATCGAAGAAGACAACTTGCTCGTAGTTGTACGCATAATAGATGTCTTGATTTTTTCCTCCGGTGACAAGATAGCTACTTTTTGCGTTGTATCTAGTAGAAAAATAAGACTTCCCAGAATTGCCAGTGACATCATGATACCAATAGACCTTGCGAGAGTGGGCATCCTCCG